TAGCCGCAGCCAATGACAAGATTATTGACAAGATGAAGGTGACCCTGTCAGGTGCGACAGTAGAGACAGGCTTGAACGATACTTTCGATATTCATAAAATCAATGACCGTAAATTCGCTATTGATTTTGACTATAAGGGAACCGAAACTTCAGTAGCCAAAATGTCCGGAGCCATTAAAAGCGGTATGTTCGGTTCTGTGGAGGACCCGAACATGAAGGATGTCGTGAACGCTATCTTCGCCGTACTTAATTTTGGCCAGTATTCACCTAATGCCTTGGTTCTGCATCCGTCCACAGTCTTCACTATTTCCACCGCCAAGGATACAACCGGCAGAAATCTTGAGTTAATTACCGAAGTGAACGGTCGTAAATATATCGGCAACGTACCTGTTATCGAATGTAACGCCATCGGTGTCGGCAAATACTTTGCCGGTGACCTTTTGAACGGTTGTTCTCTGATAGACTACACCACTCTGGCAATCGAATTCGCAGATGATGTCAACACCAAACTGAAAAACATGACCACAGTCATGATTCAGGAAGAACTGATGATGCCTGTCTACATGCCCTGGGCATTCGCTTATGGTGATCTGGACGATGTATTGGAAGCAATCACTAAATCCGCATAAAGAATATGAAGTACATACTTGAAGGTGACGAAAAGGAACTCGGGCGTGTGCTTCGTGAGCAGCGTATCCGTATAGGTAGAGGGCTGATAAAAATCACTCCTATCTCCGGTACGCTGGTCCATGAGGACTATGCGTTAAAAGCCATTGAAGCCCAAGTCAAAGAACTGACAGAGACATTGGCCCAGAAAGATGGGCAGATAGAATCACTTACCAGTGAACGAGATTCCCTGAGAGCACGTATGACCGAGATGGAAGCCAGCGGCAGTATGCCTGAAACGGATGAAAAGGAAGTCGATATGAAAGACAGTAAGACACTGAATATCACCGACAGCAATAATCTGCCAGAAGATGATTCCATGTCCATAGATATGGATAATGTCAATCCATCTGTGAACACCAGCGGAAAGAAAACAACTAAAAAGAAGTAGTCATGTCTATGCTTGTTGATGTATCATATTTCATATCCGGCCCCCGGCAGATAAGAAACGCCACTACCGCCAAGATGCCGACCGCTGAAGGACTTTCCGCCAACAATGTCATTTACGGGTATATCCGTTCTTTTCAACGGAAATTCCTGAATGATGTTGTCGGCTTCACGCTTGCCGGTCAGATTACGGATTATCTTGAGATAATTGAAAATGAATCCCCAAAAACAGAGAATGATACTGTTTCTCCTTATGAATATGTGTGCAGGCAGTTACGTGAATCTTTTGCCGATTATGTATTCTATCATATTTTACGTGACATGAATACAGATGCGACTGTTACCGGACTTATACAGTTGAAATCATCCAACAAGCATGTTTCCCCGCTCCAACGTCAGGTAAGCACATGGAATACAATGGTTGAAAGAAACAAACAATTCGTTTGTTGGGCTTCTTCCGATGAATGCCCGTTCAAAGTGAACGTCAACAAGAATCTGTTAACTCCAATAAACAGCTTTAACCTATGACAATGGATATAGTGGATATCTTTCGTGATGTAGTTTCCAAGGCTTCCCGGAATCTTAAGATTCTATGTCCTGACGGCAACGGAGGGTTTCAGGAGGTGGATAATCCGCCATTGAACTATATCTTCGGGAACAGTCAATATATCAAGGATACTCTTGATGTATACAGTCAGTCTGAGCGGCAGTTGCCTTTGAAGTTTCCTCTTGTCGCTTTATTTTGTCCGATAAGTGAGAGACGTGACAGCCGGCATTACTATTCAAAGTCAAAGGTTTCATTAGTTATCGCCTGCCCGTCAACCAAAGATTGGACAAACGAGGAACGCGAGGTAAACTCTTTCAAGAATATCTTGCGCCCGATTTATGGAAGGTTACTTGATGTATTACTCGAAGACAACCGGTTTGACTGGGGAGCGGATGACAAAGTAAGGCATGTTTATTCCGAGAACTATTCTTATGGCAGATACGGTGCAATGACAGCCACCGGACAGGAAGTGAGCGATCCTATTGATGCCATTGATATCAGCTCGATGGAAATAACTATTAATAATCCCAATTGTAGAAGATAATGAAAAAGATTAGAACTTGTGCCGGAACCCATATTAATTCGGGTAGTTCGGCTTGTAAGATTGACTGGTCAAAAGTTAAAGGAGCGATTCTGGTCGAACCGGGAACAAAACTTCCTGATGATGTTACAGCAGAAAAATTGGCAGAGATGTGCCATGCGGACCGCCCCGGCCGGATTTATCCAATCTCCCCGTTTTTCGAATATGCAAAAAACGGCGGAGAGGCCCAGATAAGCGCGGTCGGATATGGTCCCAACCAGTTTAACGGACTCAATGCACAAACGGATACATTCACTCTGGCAGGCTTTGATGAAGTGCTGAACGCACAACTATTGAAAGCAGCAAACAGGGAATGGGACGTCTATTTCTGGAACAAGGACTATATGCTTATCGGGTATAATGACGGTACAGACTTACTTGCAGGTATTCCGATGTCCACTGTTTATCCAACTGTAACCCAATACCCGGCAAGTGGCGCCAAATCAACAATGACAATAAGTTTCTGCCACATGGATATTGAAGACAGCCTGCTGAATTTCGACTTCATCCAATTAGGATTCGATCCCAAGTATTCCCTCAGAGGGCTGATCGGTGTGGAACTTGTCAGCATGACCAGCAATAAATACAAAATTATTGAAAAGATTGGTGCTTATGACCGTACTCCTGAATTTGGACAACTCATAGCAGACAAAGCCGCTGAAGTGCTGGATAATGCAACAACCGCTACTTACGCTGACGGTGTGCTGACCATTACTCCGAAAGATTCCGGAACTCCATCTCTAAAGGCACCTTCCATCCTATTTGAAAACAATATCAAATATATCGAGCAGGTATGAAAATCGAAGGAGTGACATTTGTAGAGAACGCTGTAAAATCCATGACAAAGGAAGAGTTCATTGAAAGACACATTAAAGTATTATGGCAAGACCGCAAAGAGGCATCACGCAAAAAGATGCTCTCTGACACCTACGATAAGATTGTGGGGAAGGAAGCTACGAAAGAAGATTGACAACCCGGCCGGACGTCATTGTCCGGCCTTATCTTTAATTTATGGCAAACATATATGAAGTATCAAAAACAATCAATGCCATAGCCGCCGGACTTGAAGAGGAATGTCTGAACTGCATGGATGCAAACAAGAGCATTATCAGAGACTGTATTCAGGAACAGTTATATAGCGGTATGGACGGAACAGACAGATGTCTGAGCCCTACTTATGACAACGATCCTTATTTCAATGAGCCGGGTCCCTGGCAGAATAAGCCTGAAAAGTACAAGCGATGGAAAGAAAAAATCACACCTCCGGTAGTCAGTTTTCTGTTAAACCTGCCCCCGCGCCCTTCTGAGATTCCCAACCTTTTCATTACCGGTACTTTCTATGACAGCATCAGGTTGGAAAGATTGAACAGGAGTATGAGCGTATTTACGGAAGGATTTATAGACGGTCCCGATATCCAAAAGAAATATGGTGACAATATATTCGCTTTAGGCTCTTCCGCAAAGGAATACTTCATCATAATGCACCTCAGACCATGGATTGAGAATTTTTTCAAAGAATGTGGATATAAATAATATTATCATGTCATGCGGTTGTAAGATAAAAAAAGAAATGAGTGAACTTGAACGTGTAAGTGAACTCGCCCGTAAAGCGGCCATGCTGGACGAATGTATTTATGTCATCTACTTGAAAGCTGACGGCAGTTACTCATTTGACCGACTGGGCACAGAGATAAAAGGCACGATTGTAGAATACAGACATTATTTGTAATTATGGCAGAATTAAAGATAACCGATCTTGTTGATGAGAAAGAAATAGAACAGGTAAAACAGCTTGGTCAGGAAATAGAGAAAGTAAAGTCTATTTACGGCGACGCAGCCAAGGAACTGGCTAAAGGATTAAAAATGAATGTCGAAGTTGTCGGTGACTTGGACAAGCTAAACGCTGTCATTATAACCCAGGCTAAAAAAGCTGACGGTGCGACCAATGATTTGAATGCAGCATTAAAAAAACAATCTGAATTGGCTGAGAGAGTTGCCAAAAACCTCGATGAACAAATCAAGAGTGGCAACTTATCAGCCACACAGATGAAGAAGCTTACCGATGCCAGCAAAAAAAATGCCGAATCATTGGAGAAACTGGCCAAAGCAGAGGCTACAGTTGAAAAGGCTCAAAGAGCCTCGAATACGGCTAAAAAATCTGCCAACGTAACAGAACAGGAGCGTCAAAAGATTATAACTGATGCCATTGCCGCCACTTACAAGGAAATCCATAGCATTCAGGAAGCTAACGACATGAACAGGCTGTTGCGCAAGGCTGTGAAACTTGTACGGGACACGGATGAGGAATATATCCAGACTATCGGACGTCTAAACTCCACCATCGGGGTTAATACTGATTATGTGAAGCGTAATTCTGACCGGTACACCCAGCAGAAAATGACTGTTGGTGATTATACCGAATCCATAAAACGTGCATGGATGGAGATTCAACGAGGTAATTCCGCCATGAAGAACATGGGAATCATTGCTAAAAGTACGGGCAATCTGTTGAAAACAAGCTTCGACAGCGGAATAAGCCAAGTAACAATCGGTGTCGGCAGTATGATCAAAGGAATGCTAGGTGCTCAAGCGGTTATTGCAGGAATTCAAAAGCTGACAGGAGCTATCAGACAAGGAGTTAATACAGCTATTGATTTTGAAGCGGCAAACAGTAAGCTCGCTGCCATATTGGGTACGACCAAAGGAGAGATAAAAGACTTGACAGCAGATGCTAGGCGTTTGGGAGAAGCGACAAAATACACCGCCTCAGAAGCGACCAACCTGCAAATAGAATTATCCAAATTAGGCTTTTCCAAGACAGAGATACTTGATATGACCGAGGGAGTGCTGAAATTTGCCCAGGCTACTGGTGCTGAATTGCCGGAAGCTGCTGCTTTGGCTGGTGCGGCTCTACGTATGTTCGGGGCTGATACGGAAGAAACGGAACGGTACGTATCCGCAATGGCTGTCGCAACAACCAAGAGTGCCCTTTCCTTTTCCTACCTTCAGACAGCAATGCCCATCGTCGGACCTGTTGCCAAGGCCTTCAACTTCACAATAGAAGACACATTGGCCTTATTGGGCAAACTGGCAGACGCAGGATTTGATGCTTCCATGTCGGCTACAGCCACCCGGAATATATTACTGAATTTGGCTGATGGCAGTGGTAAATTAGCACAAGCTCTTGGTGGACCGGTTAAGACATTACCGGAATTGGTTGACGGATTGCAAAGATTAAAAGAACAAGGGATTGATCTGAATTCCACACTAGAAATGACCGATAAACGAAGTGTGGCAGCTTTTAACGCCTTTCTGACCGCATCAGACAAGATCGTTCCTCTCCGTGACCAGATTACAGGAGTGGAAGATGACTTGAATAAAATGGCCGATACTATGGGGAACAATGTACAAGGCGCATTGTATAACTTATCATCAGCCTGGGAATCTTTGATGCTGACTATAATGGACAATACCGGAGCCATGAAGGATTTTATCGACATGGCAACAAATGGCATACGCAAAATAAATGAATGGCTAATGAACGCGGAACAACTTGCGGATAAGCAAGTTGAAACAGCCAAGAGAGCAGCATCCCCTTATGCGGAGGAATCCATAAAATCTGAGATTATTGCCATAAACCGTTTGAAAGATGAATATCTGAAGGCTGGGGATGACGAAACGACAGCATTGGAAAAAGCCAAAAATGAAAGAATTGCCATTTTGGAGCAAGAGTTATCAAAGCAACAGTCCTTAAGGAATAAATTCTATAATGAGAACCAGCAGTTATGGAAAGATATGGGAGATGCTTCATTCTTCAAACAGGCGTTTGGACTGGAAAAGACAAATGCCGAATTCAGCGAGGAACAGACAAAAACCTGGAATGAATATCTGGATAAAGTAACTAAAGTGACTTCTTTGGAAAAACAGATTGCAGATATCAGGAAAATATCAAATTCCACTGATGTAACTATCGGCACCACCCGACTGACAGACGAGGAGAAGAAAGCCCTTGAAAAAGCTGAGAAAGAAAGGTTAGCCATAAAAGAGAAATATCAGCAAAGCGAACTGGCATTGATGGATGAAGGACTTGAAAAACAGATTAAATCCATCAGTCTGAATTATAGCAGGCAAATCGCAGCAATCAGAAGTAACAGTGAGGAGGAAAGCGCTACTAGAAATAACCTTGCTGAAAAGATGGAAAAGGAAATCTCTGATGCTAAAATCAAATTTGCCCTAGACGCTGAAAAAAATAATCTTTCAAACCGTATGGCCATAATACAAAAAGGTACTCAGGAAGAACTAGACCTTAAGATAAAGATGCTTGATCTGGAGCGTGAGGAGGAGATGAACACCGCCGAGAAATCCGGTGAGGATGTCTTTCTTATTGATGAAAAGTATAAGAAAAAAAGACAGGGCCTGTTGGAAGAATTCGCATCCGAACAGATTCTCCAAATTGCTGATAATGCGGCAGCCGAACAGGCTGTGCGTGACAGGCAGTTCCAGACAGATTTATTAAATCTGAAAAGACGCAAAGAAACAGAGAACATGTCTTCCGAGCAATATGCAGAAGAAGAATACCTAATCAAACTTGATTATGTCCGTAAAACTACAGAAGCCGCCATTGATGCCATTGAACAGGAATTGAATGTTGACAACTTAAGCGCAAAAGACCGGAAGAAACTTACCGAGGAATTATGTAAGTTGAAAGCAGATCTGGCTAATAAGGAAGCAGATGCCGAGATTACAGCCATTGAAAAAATTAACAAGGCGGAAGAAAAAGCTTACAAGGAACGCATCAAGAATCTGAAAAAATGGCTTCAGACAGCATCACAGGCTGTCAGTACCATCGGCGATCTGGTCGGAACCTTGTATGACGGGCAACTGGATAAGATAGAGGAAGAGTCCGAAGCGAACACTGATGCCCATGACTCGGAAATAGAAAGAATAGAATTGCTAAAGGAGCAGAAAATTATTTCTGAGGAAGAAGCGCAGGCAAGAAAGCGTGCCGCAGAGGACAAGACCCGTAAAAAGGAAGAAGAATTGGAAAAAAGACGTCAGGATATCCAATATAAACAGGCTGTTTGGGATAAAGCTGCAAATATCGCCAATGCTAGCATAGCAACAGCACTAGCAATAACCGAAGCACTACCTAATTTTGTACTGGCTGCATTAGTCGGAGCCATGGGCGCTGTACAAGTCGCCACTATCATGGCAACTCCGATTCCCAAATATGCCAAAGGAACTGACAACCATACAGGAGGTCCTGCCATTGTCGGCGATGGCGGCAAGAAAGAAATTGTCGTCTACAGTGGCAAAGCATGGATAACACCTGATGTTCCTACGCTTGTAGACCTTCCCCGTGGAACCCAAGTACTCCCCGATGCCAGCCTATACCATCTGTCCTCCGTTGACTTTCTCAATATCAGCCAGCAACACGTTGGAAAAACAGAGAACAATATTGTGGTCAACAACGATTACTCCTCCTTAAACCATGAATTGAAAGGAATGCGTAGTGATATGCGTAAGATGGCAAAGCAGCAGCATCGTGATGCCTATGATTTTAATTATGAACTTTATAAAAGAACCAGATTATGATTGAGAGATTGAACCAGCTGTCACTGGCACAATTCATTGAATTGTCCTGTGGTGACAATTCTGTGTTGCTTGAAGAAAATGAGAATGCCTCTGAGAAAGAAATGAAACAACTTGCATCCCGGTTCATCCTTGAATACAGGACACTCATGAATCCAACTGGTGTAAAAGCCATAATGGCTGAGAAAGAAAATGCCTTGAAGATTGACGCCCGGATCTTCCTGTTAAAACTATGCAAATCGCTTTGTATTCTTGAAGGATACGAACAGGTGAGGGAAGCTCTAAAAGAGAGCCTCCCTGCTAACCTGACGGATGACCGGCTCAAAAAGGCCGTTGAGAATATGTTACATGAGGCTGAATTCTATAAAAAAAGAACAGAGGATATGGCTG